TGGTCCAAACGACTTAAAATCATTTTTGTGGATTGTTGTCTGCAATCATATGGGCTAAAAGAAATATCTACACCTTTATCATATAATATTTCATTTACATGCATTGTATCAATCATATTGACAAAAGATCGTCTAGGATTGTTGACTATGGGTGGATTAGCTACATAATTTTCAATCATGAATTTGTCGCTCTCATTTTTCAAATACTGTATTCCAGATTCGATTTCTGATAGCGAAACAGGATCAGCCAAATTTCCCCATTTAATATCCCACAATTTTTTCACAGATTGTTCAAATTTGTCAGATGAATACATACAAAATCTATTGGTATTTAAAATTAAATCGCCCTGACTTATAGTTGTTTCCATAGTTTTACCGTGAGGTTTAATGTTAACAGAACTTTCAGTTATCAATTTGTGACTAATAATTTTAAATCTTTCTTTTCCTTTTATTATATCTTGATAGTTGTCGTATATCTCTTCTTCACTTTGTATCATTTGAATCATTTTATGGCCAGTGTTACCATTATTGTTGAAGTCAGACTCTCTAATTCTAAATTCACCATTCCTCATAGAATTTACATTATAAAATTTTGATTCATCAAAGTCATATTTCCTCAAAGTCCTAATAAGATTATGAAATGCTGGTCTATTAGCATGGACTTCTTTAAAACACCAATATTTATCATTAAAATCATGAGTTACATTTTGCTGATTCACTCCTAGAAACGACCAAGAAAACAAATAAGCATAATCAGGTTTATGATTAATCAAAATGAAATTCAGCAGATTGGATGCAAAGTCATTGATGTTATATCCTCTTGTAGTTAAGTGCTCAATGTTTTCTTCTAAAGTTGAAGATGTTGAAAATGTTATAGGTTTGTATTGAACAGTTTTACCCTGTTGTTCATATAATTTGATTTCATTAGCATACTTAGACGTAGCATTATCAATGCCTTTCAAAAAATTTCCTCTCAGTAGATTCCCCACTACGCTGAATTCGTAAATTTCCAAATGATCGCCTGTTATATGTATGAAATCAGGTGTCCTTCCAGTGCCAACAGCAAGCTGTACGTCAGTTCCATAATTTGTTTCTAAACCAATCACTTCGTTCAAAAAAACATAAGCAAAATAATCATGGCGATGTTTCAATATAGCTTTAACAGCATCACCAACTCTGGGATGCACTTGTGTTGCTGAATTGAGTATGCTAAGATAAGAATTAGCCACTTGAAACCCTTGTTGTAAACAGCCATAATCCGGTTTTGTATCAATAAATTGGCTAAAATAATCAATAATGGTATCAACATTTTGTATGTTCAAATCTCTAGGACAAGCACAACACTGTTCGTCAGTGTCAATATCAAGTTCAAATATATGTTTGTCATCTTCATCAGAGCTTACAGATTCATCATCACGTGCTGATGATGCAGGCCGCTCAAGCTCTTCCTCTTCATTTTCAACTTGAACTTCATAATCCTGATTTGGGTCAATGCCTAAGGTCTGCATTTCTTCTTCAACTTGATCTGCCCAACTTGAATATGTACTAGGTTGCCTAATACCTGTCGTATCAAACAAAGATGCATACGTTCTAGTTTGATGTGTCATAGTGTTGTACATCTGCCTTGGCATTCCTCGTGGTCTATCTGAACTTTGAGACATCTTGATGAGTTTGAAATATTCGTAGTTGAGTAGAGAAATTAT